GGCAATGTCGAGATCGACGGCAACCTCACGATGGCCGATGGCGGCAATGCTTCGACCGTCAACATCAAGGGCAACATTCATCTCGATGGCAGCCTCACTGCCACCGAGTCGATCAACGCGCCCTACGGCAACGTTGGTCAGAATTGAGGAGCGTGAGCTATGGCAGCACCACCGACCATTCTGCCGCCACAGCAACGAGCACCAGCAGTTGCGCGGGTCACTCCGCGGGTGCCTGCCGGGACTGATCAGCTGCAGATCCGGATTTCCGAACTGCCAGCTGCCAGTGTGATCAACGAGACTGACCAGTTCGAGATCAGTCAAAGCGGCATCTCGAAGCGCGCTACGCTGGAATTGGTCAAGGAATCGGTGGCACCGGATCTGCGCCCCTTCCTCACCGGAATTGTTGGCGGTGTCGGCATCACCGTGATCGGCACAGCACCAGTGCCAACAGTGTCGATGCTGGCAAGCGGTGATCCAGGCACCTATGGCGACCAGCAGAACATCCCGCAGATTTCAGTCGATCAATTTGGCCGCGTCAGCCATGTCGAGCTAATTCCGATCCATGTGCCTGACGTCACGGGTTTTGCGCCGCTTGTATCACCAGCCTTCACCGGCACGCCAAGTGCACCAACACCGCCACCGGGCAACTCCTCGACACGCCTTGCGACCACTGGCTTCGTCAATGCCGAGATCACAGCGCGCTCCGCTCCGCTCAACTCGCCCACCTTCACCGGCACGCCGCTTGCACCGACGCCGCCGGAAAGCGACAACACCACCAGATTGGCAACGACCGAGTTCGTGACACGGGCGCTGGCAGCTGGTGCTGCGATTGTCGTGGGCAGTTCGCCTCCAGCCTCGCCGCGCTCCAATCAGCTGTGGTGGCATACAGTCTTTGGCCAGCTGTTCCTGTTCTTCGATGACGGCGATTCCCTCCAATGGGTGCCTGCCTCGCCTGCAGTATCGAATATCGAGATTGCAGCAGGCACCATTGTCGACTTTGGTGGCGTCCAGGCACCGCAGGGCTGGCTGCTGTGCGATGGCGCACTCAGGAACCGCATAAGCGATGCGCGCCTGTTCACTGCAATCGGGGAACGCTGGGGCGCAGGTGATGGCAGTACGACTTTCGCGCTGCCCGACTTGCGTGGGCGTGTGACAGCAATGATCGATCCCAACGAACCCGGCTGGGAGGAGCTTGGCGACGAGATTGGCGAAGCAGCACACACGCTCACTACTGTTGAGATGCCATCGCACAGTCATCCAATAATCGCGGACAACTTCCGCGGTTCCGGTGCTTGGCAAGCCACCATCGTTAATGGAGCAGGCGCTAACTCGCCGATCTATTCGTTAGATACAACTCAACCGGCGGGCGGCAATGCAGCACACAACAATGTCCAGCCCACCACGCTCATTAACAAGATCATCAAGCGATGACTGTCCTCGATTTCCCGAACGAGCCCTATGACGGCCAGACATTCGTTGGCCCGAACAGCGTTGTCTATCGCTGGAATGCGGCGGGTGGACTATGGCTTACGGCGGGCATGGGAAGCAATCAGGCGATCATCGGAGTGCGCCCGCCGAGCAATGCGACTGATGGTCAGCTGTGGTTCTCGACTGTGCTTGGGCAGCTGTTCGTGTTCTTCGATGACGGATCATCGCAGCAATGGGTGCCAGCCAGTCCAGCGACGACGCCTCCTGGCACGATCAATGACTATGCTGGCGTCAGTGTTCCGGGTGGCTGGTATCTCTGCGATGGCTCGATCAAGGGGCGCATTGACGATGAGCCTTTGTTTCTTGCTATCGGAACCACGTTTGGCGATGGCGACGGTGAGACGACCTTTCAATTGCCCGATTTGCGCGGGCGCGTGATCGCGATGGTCGATGGCGGCTCTGGAGTGCTGTCCGGCTGGAACACGTTCGGTGATGTTGGTGGCGCGGCGATGCACACGCTCACTGTGACCGAGATGCCGCCGCATGGCCATGGTGTCAGCGATCCACACCATAGCCATGCCGCTCAGGGTGCGCCGGGAACGCCCTTTGCCACGATCAACAGCGGTTCGGCCTACTGGACCAGCTTCTATACAGGAGACATCCCTCTCTATTACGCCAACGGCACGGCCTACAGCCCCACCGGCATCAGCATCGTGAGTGCCGGCGGTGGCGAGGCGCACGCCAACGTGCAGCCGACTATGGTCCTGAACAAGATCATCAAGAGGTGAAGTCATGCCCGTGACGCAAACGAACTGGAAATGTGATCGCGATTCTGTCGAAGGCAGTTCACCCAACGAACAGTTCCCCGAGGGCTGGTCGCGAGTGATGCTTTCAGCAAGCGGGATAGCGCCGATTTCTGGCGTCCTCTGTCCCGTTTGCACGAAGTGGGCGATTGAGGCGCTGAAACTCAAACCTCTCGCGCCACCAGCAAGGTGAAGCCTAATGCCCGTCTTTCCCGACAACCCGAAGCCAAATCAGCGTTTCGTTGCCGACGATCAGGTGCTCTATCGCTGGGATGCGCAGATGGCGATGTGGCGCATCCTGCATGCCAACGCGCGCTCCCCGGCTCTGTTCGCGGCAAGTGGATCGATTGTCGACTTGGCAGGCAATGATGTGCCTGCAGGCTGGTACCTCTGCGATGGTTCGGAAAAAAACCGGGTTGCCGATTATCCACTGTTCTCTGTCATCGGCACGATGCATGGCGACGGTGATGGCTCGACCACGTTTGCATTGCCTGACTTGCGCGGGCGCGCTGTGGCGATGGCCGATGGCGATAGTGGACGCATGCCGGGCTGGGATATGGCCATGGCGGGCGGCGAAGCTCGGCATCTTCTGATCTGGCAAGAACTGCCCGATCACACGCACGTCGTCCACGATCCAGGGCACACTCATGGTGATTACGGCCATCCCCACGGCATTCCCGACCCGAACCATGGGCATCAGACGCCACCGACAGGGTCCAGCCACAGCGGCAACTGGTGGGGTCAAGCGACGTGGGGCGGTGCGCTCTACTACAACGAATGGTCGGGCGCGTCGGGCACCGGCATCTGGTACGGCACGGGCTACGCCAGCATCGGAGGTCGCTACACCGGAGTCTCGTGCGGCGGCGCGGGCAGCAGCTGGGATCACAACAACGTGCAGGCGACGATGGCGCTTAACAAGATCATCAAGCGGTGAGCCATGCCTCTCGACTTTCCTGACAACCCAGCACCGCACGAGCGCTTCATCGGCAGCAACGGCGTGATCTATTTTTGGAATGCCCAGTTCGGTGTGTGGATCGTGCTGCATGATGATCCAACTGTGACCAGCCTCTTCGCTGCGCCCGGCACTATCACCGACTTTGCCGGCGCGAGCGCACCGACTGGCTGGTACCTGTGCGATGGCAGCTTGAAAAACCGTGACATCGATGCACCGCTGTTTGCTGCCATTGGCGAGCTTTATGGCGAAGGCGATGGTGAAACGACCTTTGCCTTGCCGGACTTGCGCGGATGCATCACTGCGGGCAGCGCAGCGGGCATCGCTGAGGATAATGCTCGTTTGTGGTGGATGGAACTGGGCGACACCTACGGTGAGACTTCGCACATCCTGACTTTGAACGAGATGACGAATCACTCGCACGGTGTCGGTGATCCCACGCATGGTCACGGCGACTATGGCCACGGCCACGGCGTCGGCGATGGCACTCACCAGCATTACATGACCGGGCCGCCGCATGGGATGCACGGCGGCAACTATTTCACCTCGATGGGCGGCAGTGGAGTCGGTCTCGGTTACGTCGAATATTCCTACGGCAGCGGCACTGGCGTCTGGGTCGACTGGGGCTATGCCAGCCTCGCGGCGAGCGGCACCGGCATCTGGTACGGCGGGGCCGGTGGTGACGGCGCGCACAACAACGTCCAGCACACGATGGTGCTCAACAAGATCATCAAGCGGTGACGCGATGGCAGCGCTCGATTTCCCTGACGCCCCCTCCGATGCGCAAGCCTTCTCGGCTCCGAATGGCGTGCTCTATGTTTGGAATGCCACGATGGGTCTATGGGTCGAGATGCACGACGATCCGACTGCGACCGGCCTCTTCGCCTCGCCCGGCATCATCATCGACTTCGGCGGCATGAGTGCACCCAACGGCTGGTATCTGTGCGACGGCGCGCTGGTTAATCGCGAGATCGATGCCGCATTGTTCGCGGCCATTGGCGAGACCTTTGGCGAGGGCGACGGCGAGACGACTTTCGCTTTGCCCGATCTGCGCGGTTGCGTGACAGCTGGTGTCGATGCCGATGCTGGTTGGATGTTGGGCATGCAAGGGGGCGAGTCCGCGCACATGCTGACATCGACCGAGATGCCCGCTCACACACACAGTGTTGGCGATCCTGGCCACGTCCATTACGACAGTGGTCACGTACATGGTGTCGGTGATCCGGGGCACGCGCACTACTTGGCTGGAGCACCAAATTCGTGGGTCGGAGTCTATTTCGCCAATATGGGCGGCTATGACCAGAACGTCCTCTGGAACGAATGGCTTCAAGGCAACAGTTCCAACGTCTGGGCTGGCTGGGGCTACACCAACCTCGCACCAAGCGGCACCGGCATCTGGCTCACCGGAATCGGCGCGAACCAGCCACACAACAATGTGCAGCCGACAATGGCGCTCAACAAAATCATCAAACGGTGATGCC